CCATTTGCATGAAGAAGATTGCCAAATGACTTATAATCCAAGACTCCCATATCATTATAATCACCCTTAGAAAGACTCATATAATTTTTAAGGAAGAAATACGGAATTTTCATTTGACCGCCTGAGTTATCAGTAGGATTCAAAAAGAAGTTAGGGCGCTGACTAGCAGCAATCAAGTCCTGATCAATAAAGTTCCTAGTAGTACTAGCTTCATCATAACCGTTCAAAGGATTATAAGAAACAAGAGTCCTACCATAGTGAAAGCCAGTTCCACTAATGACCACCTTGACATTAAGATTGCAACGAAGCAACTCATAATTAGCAAGTTTCCTAGCAATAGAAGGAGTAGTAAGAAATGCTGCCCAAGGATTAAGCTGATAATACAGAGGCTGACCAACAACCCATGCAGTAGAGTCAACGACGATAGGGCGACCCAAAAAGGCGCCAAGTTGACTATCCTGCGTTTTAACAGCATTGAAAGTATCATCAAACTGCCCAGAGGCATCCTTCATCCAACCAGCTTCCTGATCAGCAAAAGAAGTGATTTGCTCAGACATACTATCAGGAGCAGCCACAATAGCTTGATCAACCTCACCTTCACCAGATTGAGGCTGATACTTTCCAAAAGTTTGACAGCGAAATAAACGAGTATCACGCTGCAGAGGATCCTGAAGTTCAGGAACTTTATCCTCCTCAATTTTAGTCATTTTATTTGCGGCTTGACTAGGCCGCATAAAATTAGAATAAGAAAAAGAAAGTCAAAAATACAGACGTGCAGCTAGACTCAGTGCATACACGCTAGGCTGATTCCTTAGATTTTATGACAAATAACAGACTTAACATTGCTAATGCCAAAGGCCGGGAGTAAATACCCCCCCACTGCATCACTGCAGGAACCAAACTTAATTACGATACCCTCACTCAGAAGGAAAGAGCAAGAAAAAGTGAGTTTTATCAGTACCATTGATAATTAAGTCAAAAGACCTATTTGATTAAGGGCTCAAATAGGAAAGCCGAAGCCACCCAAATTACGCGCGAACAAACACACGATTTTTGAATGACTTAGAAGAGAAAAGCCTCACAGATCCAACAGAAGGAGAACGTTTAGGATCATGATTAGCATGATAACTAGCAATAGCAGGATACTCCTGCCCGCTAATTTGAACTGAGACGACTTCATTAAGAAAAACTTTAGAACCAAATTCCTTGAAAGGAGGAATTTTGAACTTAGAAATACCATAAAGACGCTCAGCCTCAGAAGCAGACATAGATCCAGCTACACCATCATCACGCCCTACACACTTAGTAGGCTTCAACTGCTTCCTACCACCAATAGAGAAAGTAGTAAGAACAGGAGAATCCCTAAGTGAATTATAGAGAGGCCAAGGAGCAGCCACATCCTTCAAGGCATCAACATAATAAATATTGAAGATACCGTCCAGACTAGGCTCCTCAGGAACAAAATACTCAAATGAGTACACTTTATTCCCAAACTGCAGAGTTTTCCACTTAAAAATATTACGAGAAGAAATGAAAACTCCACAGCCAACATACAAGTACTCATAACGCTTTCCTCCCTTAGCATAGTTGAAACCCAACATATGCTCAGAAGTAGACGAACAAGCACGATTATTTACATCAAAACAAACAGAATTATTAGAATTAAGAGAAAGAATATTTAAGACCGAAGCTTATGATTTTGCTTAGCAATATTTTGCTAGGGGGCAAGGTAACGAACCTATTAACCCCTTTGATAGTAATCCCTATCACTAACCTATATCCAGTATAGGATTAATACAAACTTTTCAGTTATTTTTCCAAAGTTTTACATGCTGAAATATTAAGTACATGAGACATTGATTATGCCTATAGATCAACCTTATTCAGATAAATCAGTTAAAATGCTAAGTATGAATTTACTCATACTTAGCTTTCCACTCAGCTACACGCTCATCAAAATCCATTTGAAGAGTAGTAGCAAAAGTTCCAGCCCTACGCTGAATTTCAATCATTTGAGCACGACGCTTTTCAAAAACATCACGACCATGAAAGAACCATTCCCTAAGAGCACCATCAATATTTTGAGATGAAACCTCCTCAGGAGTAACAACCTTAGACTTCAGAATAGAATGCAAAGACTTAAAGATTGAATTTTCATCCAACATACCAACAGTATGCCCAAGATCCTCATCAAAACGATTTTTACGCTTCAGGAAATCAGCTTGAGTATCAGACATGAATGCAACAGGATCAGATTCCTTATCAGGCATAGTAAATTTCATATCATTTTCAGCCAAGAAATTAGCAAAAGAAATATGATTGAAATTATCAAAACCCGAACGAACAGAACCCTTAGCATCATCACCATAAGTAGCAAGAGCAACGAGATCCCTAAAACGAATATCACGCCCAAGC